TGTTTGAGATGGATAGATGCGATATGGATTAGAACCAGCAACAGATGAAACTTTATCCATAAGTTTCTCATGTCCAGTTGTAGGTGGATTGAATCTACCAAAGGTAAATACTATCTGTCCTTTTGACTCTGATAATATATCTCTAAACTTACGCATCTTGTTTTCTCATTCTTGCCTGTTTCACTTTTTCTAGTTCTTTTTTCTTTACAACTTTTACAGACCTTGTTGCAATCTTATTAATCATACCACCATACTTTGCCGCAACCATCTGGTCAATCTTGACCCTCTGTTGGACAGGCATTTCTTTATATTGTGGATAGAATTTGTCTAGGACTTTTTTCTTTGCCAACTTTGCAGCTTTGACTTTGATTTTTTCTGGTGACGCAACTTTTCTTTTAGACAACTCCACCTTTCTTTTGAAGGCAGCAGTCTTAGTTATCTTTGCCATTCTACGAGCTTGTTTGCGTCTTTGTGCAAGATTAACTTTCTTTAACTCGTTTATGTCAGAGTAAAGTTCCGAAAATGTTATCATTTGTCCCATGCCTTTATCGCAGTAAAGTTGTTAAAGGAGAACTCCATTCTGTCCACCAGTTTAACAGCACCACCACTAACTCTATCAATCGCAACATACCCCTCTGGGTTTGTTACTTTAAATCCATTTGCGGTCTTGATGAATGTATCTGTCAATCCCTTAACACTATTTAGTTTTTTTACGATTTCCATTTTTGCATCCACAAGTAGATTTTGAAATGTAATAATCTGGGCTAGATTATTAGTGTGTTTACTGATTTCTCTTACAAGTTCTTTTTGTAATTTTGTATATTTTTCTTTACCCTTTACTGACTTTGCTTTGTCTATTTGTTTTTGCACTGTCATCTCAACCCACTTCTCATAACCTTTTGCATGAGCCTTTGGGTTCTTAATCGTTTCTCCAACACGAACCTTACTATTATTATATGTCTTGAGTGATGCACCAGCAAGTGTTCCAGTAAAACTATCTTGTAACTTGAGAAACTTTGTTAGTTGTGGAGAATTTATTCTTTGAAAAGTTTTACCAGTTCTAGATAATATACTAGTGACGTTCTCTGTTTCTTTCTGATTAAATGTTGCTTTACCAGAAACATCTTTATATGTCGCATCATCCATCCAAACTGAGGATGGTTTATTTAATCCTTTTATATCTACACCAAATGATGCTTTCATATCTTGTAGTGCATTACCAGTGTAAGTAGTATGCCATACCACACCTATCTTTGATGCGTTCATCGTTGCACCTAAATCACTATCCACTGGAACTGCATAGACGATAGTGTTTGGTTGAAACGTGTAATACTTAGTTCCATCAATCGTTGTGGTATCCAGATCGGTGTACATCAAGTCACCTTGAAGAACACCATCAATACCCAGTTTAGAAAATTCTGCGAGTGCAACCTTAAACTTTGCGTTCAAGTCCCCAGACAAATCATCGTCTATCTCTGCTTCTGTCTTGTATAGTTTTGGACTTACATTGAATACTGATTTCTTTGCAACAAAAAATTTACCATCCTCTGGATCTTTACCAGCAAATATTGCTGGAGCACCATCCCACTTCACAGTCATGTTTATGGATGAACGAGAGTTACCTGCTAACATATCTCTTAGGGATCGTAGAAAGTTTATTGCAGCCCTACCACCAGCAACACCATTGTTTATGATTTCATCCTCTAGGTGTTCCAAGTGAAGATTCTTACCAGCATGATCCTCATTCAACATTTCTGAAAATCTTATCATACTTTAAAACTCACCACTGGATTCACATTTACATTAATATCTAATTCAAAAAAATCTAAAGCACTATCAATACCTTTCTTTATTACCTCTTTTGCTTTTTCTGCAATCTGTTTTATTTTTTCAATTAAAATTTTTACAAAACCACTTATCTTATCTCTAACAGCAATTAATATTTTTTTAATTCTGTCCTTAAAATTCAATTCGTTTATCATTCCTTCTGATAACATTTTTCTACTATGTTGAACCTCTTCAGTTGCCTTGTCAACTATGTCTCCTTTTTTATCTAAAAAGGCATCTACAGCAACTCTCATAGATTGATAAAAAGAGTACCCTGCTTTCTTACCTCCAATTGCGTAAGAGTTTGCTTTTAAGTCTGGGTTGATTTTCATCTTGGGTGCAGTTTGGGAGATGAGTGCATTATCAATTGGTGTAAACTTCATTCTATCCATTCTATAGTCCCATATTAACATATGTGTGGCCTCTGCTTTCGAGTCTCCTGCTGGTCTGCCAGGAAATGCTTTACCACCAAATTTTTCATACCCTGTCATTGCCTCTCTGCAAAACGCATTTGCCACTTCTTTATTTTTGAACGCATCAAGAAATGCGTTTCTTATCGCAGCCTTTCCTGCCTCTTGATTGTCAAGTAATTCTTTAACCTCTTCATTACCAGTTTCTTTTGCTTGTTGAACTGTCATTTTTTTAAGTGCTCCTGAAGTAATCTCTGCACCCTTTGTTCTTGAATTTGTAACAAATTTATCAACCTCTGCAAGAAGAGTTTCCTCCAGTTCTTTATTAACTTTAGTAGTTGCCAACGCAGAAATGATTGTTGCTCTGGACTCTTTTTTCTCACCAGACATTAATTGTGCAGACGGGCCCTTTACTGAAGTTTGTTTTCCACCAACTAAAATGTCTGCTTTTGAAGTGTCAACACCACCCCTTTTTTCACTCATCTCAATCCATGGCTCAGAACATTTTGCTTTACTCTGACCAGCACCAGCATCAGTTGTTCCAGCCCCCAACTCTCTTTTACAAACTTGTGAAAATTTCCATAGTATATCTAATTTTTCTTCCATTGTATTTACATGAGATGTTGCAAACACTGTTTTTTTAGAACCCTTCATAGAATCTGCAAGTGGCAACCATCTTTTAACATATGGTGCTTTTAATATTTTTTTCTTAAAGGTTTTTTCGTTTGATCTGGAAAGATTATGACAATCTGCAATAACACCCTCAAACAAAGTCGAAGCCGTGCCTTTTGTTTCAGACAACATTTGAACTTTATCTGTAGGTGTTAAATAGTTTTCTTGGATTGGTCTGACTTGACGAACATATTTTCGTATTGACATCTCAAACTCCCATTTGTACAAATAGTTTTATATGACTATTTATAATGGGTCAAACCTTGAAATCATCATACTTATTGTCTTTGAACTTTACACCGAAAGATGTTTTGTCAAATACTGGTTCTTGCCCATTATCAACCAAGTCATCTTGTTCTTTCATTTCTACATCGTATAACAACATTTTAGATCTGTCAATACCAATAACAAATCTTTTATTTACTGTTGGATCGTTGTATCTGTTCTTGAGTTGTTTGACAAGTATCTGTCCAAGTTCTTCCATCTCCTCGTTGGAGATGAGTGCAAACATGAAGTCAGCAGTCGCAGGGAGGCCGAACGATTCAGATGTGTCCTCAAGCCCAATGTCCGTTGAGGTGAAACCACCCCTCGTTGTTTGCGTTGCAGACATAATTGGAACATTACATTCAACGGCAAGCCCTCGTAGTTCCTCTGCAACAGATTTGATATAAGAGTACGAATTAACATTTGTTGCCCCCTTAAATCTAGACGATGCACATATATTTAGATAATCTATGAATATGATGTCTGGTTTAAAGGTTCTTTTTATTGCAAGTTCTTTTATCAATCCACGAAAGTGATTACTGTGTGCAGACGCAGTTGGATATTCTTTGACAATCAACTTACCATTTGTCTTACTCATAAGACTTGCAATCTTGTTATCAAACATCTTCTTAGGCAGATCATGTAAATCTTCCATAGAGATGTTCATAAGGTTTGCATCAATACGTTCTGCGATACGTTCCTCTGCCATCTCCAAAGTAATATACAAAACATTCTTACCTTGAGACAAACAGTTTGCAGCCATGTGACACATAAACAAAGATTTACCGACACCAGTTCCAGCAAGTGCGATATTCAAAGTCTTTTGTGGCAAACCACCTTTTGTAATCTTGTTGAAAAAGTCTAGATCAAATGGTATGCGTTCCTCTACCTTATGATAGAACTCAAACCGTTTATCACTATCATCAAAATAATCATGCCCGACAGCATTATCAAATGAAACTGCAAGGGCGTCAGTAAGGATGCTAGGTATAGCATCTGGACTGCGTTTCTTATCTTTTCCATCAATGATTGAAATACCTTCAACAACTGCATTGTAAATCGCCTTATCTTTACAAAACTTTTCTGTCGTATCCACTAACCAATCAAAGTCTACTTCATCTGGATTTAACGATTGTATCAGCTCAACGACTTTACCATGTTCTACCTCTGTTAAATCTTTTCTGTTCTCAATCTCTATTTCAAGAGAAACCTTTGTAGGCATCTTCTTATATTTATCTACAAAGTTGGTAATCTCTTCAAATACAATCCTCTCTTCTCTGATGTCAAAGTAATCTGGTTTTAGAAAAGGCAGAACCTTTCTACAGTAATCCTCATTGAATACTAGGTTCGATAGTGTCGTTTTCTCTATTGTCTGATTCATTCATTTCCTCTGCGTCTGGTGTTTGGACAATGATAATGTGGTACAAGATATCCCCCAATAATTTAAAGAAGTCATCTCCAAACTTCTCTCTTGGTATTCCATTGTTTTCTAGTATATCATACTCAAACTTTAAATTCAACTTGTTTTCGGAATTTAATTTAGTTTCATCTGGCAAAGTGACCTTGCCATATTTATAAACCACACCCCAAAAATCAGTTTCTTTTGTAAGTCCAATACAAGTTTGGTCTGGATATTTCTCACTCGTAAGAAATACAAATTTTTCTGTTATCGGATCTTTTAATAATTGTTCTCTAGTTGGTAAATCACTCATTTTAATCCACCTATACATTCTGATTTCCAACTATCAATGTAATCATCATCACCTTGATAGTTTCTTGTTTCTGTTGTTATCCATATCTTACCATCTTTTTTTTCGTAAGTCAAGACCTCTTGTTTTATCAAGCCAGGTCTTGGTGGTTCTAAGTTTGCACCATATGTCATAATAACTCCTAACTAAAAAATTCTTCTAATGTATTTGTTTTTTCTTTTACAAAAAGTGAACTGGTTTTGTATGTAATAGTTCCTTTTCTTTCCATGTCATATCCAAATTCAGCTTTAACCCATTTTTCAATGTTTCCAAAAAAAGTATTTCCATTCCACAAGTCATCATTTAAAATTATATTTCGTAGATCATACCACAAATTATTATAGAAGTCAATATTGTTTTCCAAATAATCAATTTTGTTTTTTAAATCATCTGGATTCTCTACATATAAAAACTCTGGAATATTGAACTTTTCAATATCTATTTTTTTGTAACAAAAGGGGATGATACCAAAAATTAACATTTTCCAAAATTTACTTGCTGTAGGATAATCATTAGAACCACCAATTGTTAATGTGTATTTTGTATCATACAGCACATCATGTAAATCTATCATAGGTACTTCTTTTACATTCGGTAATTCTTTTTCCCACTTACCATAAATCATGGTGTCTGGAAATTGGTCTAAAACATAATCTTTAATTATAGAAAAGGTTTCTGGATAATATTTATTGTGGGAAGCTGTGCAGTGCATAAACAAATTTAATTTTGATTTTCTATCATTAGGTTTTTTAAGCAACTTAGATTTATCTTCACTCATCAAAAACATACATGAGTGGTCAACATTTGAAACCTTTATATCTGTGGTAATTAGTTCTTGGTTGCTTTGTGATGTAATGTGTTTACATGATTTAACATCTTCTTT